TATGTTCCTGCTCGGCCACGCGCACCATGAACACGTAAGGCCCCGTGGTTTCGGCGCCGAAGATGTCTCCATCCAAGGCGTCGATCGCCGCCGTAAGCGCCGCTTCGTAGGTCTTATGCGGCACGTAGGGCCTAAGGTAGCGCTTCTTAGAGCCGTTGTGGTGAGCGTACGAACGGATGTAGACGAACGTCCCATCTTCCTTGACGTCGCTGCACCACATGACCAGCGGCCAGAAGTTACTCATCTGAGTAACCCACCAGCATGATGATCTCGTATCCCGCGCCTTCCAGCAACGCCCGGACCGCCCGCTCCTGGGAGGCCCATCCGCCGCTGAACCGATCGCCCATCGAAGCCCCCCAGTTGCCCATGACGAACTTATTCACGATAATGGGGGGCCTGATGACGAACGCGGGGTTACCCACGTAAGTAACCTTAGACCGGCGTGTCGACATCGTGGTCATGCGTGATCTGCTCGTTGGTGTAGCACGAGAACAGGAACTCCGGCTCGTCGTTCTGAAGCCGGATCTCCATGCTGCCGCCACCACCGTCGTTGTTGACGCAGTCGTACTGCACCAGGGTCTCCCAGACGTACTCGGAGATTAGATCCTTGAGATCGTCGGGCAGCTCGTGGCGCTGGGCCTCGTACCAGAAGTCATATGATCCCTTGGGACTCCAGAACTCACCGCCGGTCCTCGAGCACTCCCACTCGTCCTCGTTACCGCTGTCGCTGGAGCCGGAGTACACCATGCGCAGAAGCTTGATGCCGAGGTCATCCAGCCGGGACGTGACGTCGAGCTTCCACTTGTTGTGGCCCTCGTCGGGGTCCGCTTCGGACGCCCACTGGCGGGTTACCCGGCTGGGTAACACGTTCTCGAAGCAGTCGACGTCGATCGCCAGCAGATCCTCCGCGCCTCCTTCGACGCGCACGAACTTGCGGATGCCGTGGCCTGAGAGTACCCCAAGGGCCTTGCCGACCAAGCCGTCCTGGCGCTTACGCTCGTTGTCCACCTGCAGCACCTTGTAGCTGGTCTCGCCCGGCTTCATGACGACACCATCCCACCACAGGTGGTTGGGTTCGGCTTGCGTAGAGTTCAGGGCCAGCACCATGGCTGCCTGCAGGTGCTCTAGATTGACCTTCTTACCCATGTGAGTAACTCCTGTTGCTAGATTTTAGTGACCTTAGACTTCAGTCCGCTCGGGTTGTATCTCCCGATGTTGCTCATCCACTTTTGCAGTGGCATCCCTCGCATCCAGTCAGCGTACGTCGGAATGATGGTTAGATCCTCCATGACGTGCTGCTCGCCGATGTATTGCACCGGCACAGTTTTCCCCACGCTGTTGATGAAATATCTGCCGAATTTCTCCACCAACTGCTGGATCCCCAACGAGTGATGCCGCAGGGCGCGATGGCGCACGTCCGACAGGTGGTTCTTGCTCTCGTCGAACCACTCGTGGAACGGGAGGTACTCCTCCGGGGTGCCGCCCCACTTCTTGGCCGACGACCTAGCGTGATGAAGAGCGTGCATACTGACACCCGATTTCAAAGAACACTTCGCCGATCAGCTTCCAGACATTTTGGTTTTGCATTACGGCAAGCTCGGCTTCACCCAACACGTAGACCGACGCCTGCCGCTCGGTAGACCATTGCTGGGTAACCCAACACCACGTGTTCGTAGTAGAGGCATTGGACACTTCGGGTCCGATGAGCTTGTACGCCCAAAGTTTCTGAGAGTTACTCACGTGTGTAAATCCCGATCTCGAAGAACACTTCGCCGAGGTAAGTCCAGCCGTGCGGCAGGTCTACCTTGTCCACAAAAAACCTCGACAAGTACGACCCAGGAGCCTTACCACCGCGCAGCGGTATGAACGTCGCGTTGACTGGACACCAGACCTCGTTTGGATCGTGGCGCTTCGGTCCTACCGAGCGGTATGCGTAGAGCTTAGAAGTCATATATTTTTACTCCGACGCAGTAGATTACCTCGCCGAGTAACTTCCATTCCCAGTACGACACGTTGACCGTCTCACGCCTTTGCACCTTGGTCACAGACACGGTGGCCTGCTTCATGTCCGTGCTGCTGGACAGCTCCGGGCAGAACGCCACATTGGGCGCCCTAGAGCTGACCAGCTTGTATGCGTAGAGCTTCGCGGTCATGCTTCGAACGCCCCCTCCGCGATGCTGCCCGCGGCGTAGATCAACGTGCCAGCGATGCGCCAATGCGTGCGCACCATGATGATGCCAACGTCCCGATCGCGTGCTTCCCACACCGTGAAGGCAACAGACGGCCCCAGCTCACCATGCGGGCAGTTGTTCCAGTCGTTGTACAGCCGGTACATGTAGCGCTCGGCATGGGGCTGGCGCAGCAGGTCGAAGCTCATCTGACAGTTACTCCTGCGGGTAATATCCGATCTGGAAGAAGACCTCACCGGCCTTAATCCAGACGTGTTTCATGGTGCCGGAGAACACGTACACGGTGGCTAGCTTTGGCTCCACCCACCGTGCCGACGAGCTGTGCCACGCCTTACCTGGCTGCAAGACGTCGATCATTTTGTAAGCGTACAACTTCTGCTTTCGCATCCGCACGATTGATCTCCTGACGTAGCCAGCCCTTCATCTTGTAGGGATCGGCTTTGTGCTTCGAGACAACTACCAGCATCGGGTTACCCTTCGGGGTAACCGCCCTCATTTTCATGTGCCGCCCACCTGCGATGACCTCGAGGGTGTTGCCCCCGAGGCCACGCAGCAGGCGCAGGACAACGATCACGTTCGGAGAGTAAGGCCGCTTCATGATCGTTACCCCACCAAGTAACTCCCGAACTACTTCTTCTTTTTGCCCTTCGGCTTTCCGGCACCTGCGGCCGCCTTCAGGGCAGCAGCCGAAGCCCGAGCCTTCTGCTGCTTGGACGTGCCGCCGAGGGCGTCGATGCGCTTCTGCACGTAGCCGATCGCGTCGTTGACCTCGTCGCTCTCCTCGAACTTCTTGGAGATCTTCTCGAGGGTGACACGCACGGCCTCCAGGGCGTCGGCCTCGACCTTTTCGGCGCCCTCCTTGGGCTGGATGACAATCTCGATGGTCTGGTCATCCAGCGGGTTCTGCTCGTCGTTGTTCTGGGCACGTGCGACGGCGATCATGGCGTCGGTTGCCTTGGCCTTGAGGCGGCCCTCCAAACGAGCCTTCTTGATGATGGCGACGGCCCGATCAAGGACCTCGACACCATCGACGTAGATCTGGCCGCCCAGCTTGAGGAACTGGCGGCACTCGGACACGCGCACCTTGCGGGTGTCGTTGGGGTCGCTGGTCGTGCCAGCGGCTTTGATGCCGCCGATGATGCTGGCACCACGGGACGCGCCCTTGTCGAACCGATCCCAGCACTCCTCGGCGTTCGACACGTCGATGCCCTTGCCCTTCGAGAGTTCGGTGAGGCGGACATAGAAGTTGGCCCGCGCCGCGGCGCCCGACCCCTCACGCTGGCCGAAGTCCTCGCATTCTTGGAGGACCGCCAGTTTCTCAGCTTCGCTGTTTGACAACACGTTATTCATGAGACTTTCTCCTGTTGTGAACCCTTTGAAAGTTTACTCAGGTGTCGGGTTACTCACCAGAGTAATCCCCCGTACGGGGTGGGATATCAGGCCTGCTTGGCTTCGACGATGGCGCGCACCTGATCCATCAGGGGGGCGAGCTGCACCGCGGGGAGCTGCTGGACAAGCTTGCGCGCCTCCTTGGCGGCGGGCCAGACTTCCTCGATCTGTTCGAGGTAGCGCGCGTTGAAGATGAGCTGTTCGAACGTCGCAAGCTTGGACGCACGTGCCTTCTCATGCGCGGCAGCTGCCGACTCAGCGTCGTCGATCGCACGCACCACGCGCTGATCGTCGACCTTGAGCTGGCCGTAGTTCATCGGCGGCTTCGGCAGCTTGTCGCGAGAAAACCGCCAGGAGGTGTAGCGCGGCTCGCCGCTCTTGCCGACGAGCTGTACGTAGATCTGAGCGTACGTCGAAATCATGCCGTACTTTTCGAGGACCTTCATGTCCCGCGCAGGCCACGCCTTCTTCATGAAGGCACGCAGGGCGGCATCGCCTGCCTTGTTAGCCGCGTCGAGCACGGCCTTGGTATCGGGGTCATGCACCCGGTGCTTGGCGAGCACCACGAGGTAATCCCGTATGTTTTTCGTCATGCGTATCCTGTACTTTTGCATCGTCTTCTCCTGTTGTTGAACTAGTTACTCACCAGAGTAATCGTCGGTCTTGTCCCACACGCCGTCGACCATGCTCGAGCCAAACAGCTTGTTGATCTTGGTACCTGCTGCATCCAGCTCCACCAGGGCCTCGTCGAGATCCTGCATAGCGCGCTCCCTGACGGCGCCATCAACGTCGTCTTCCAGTCCCTCGGCGAAGCGCTTACGTTCGTGATACTCCTCGCGCAGCACCAGATAGTTGTCGAGGTACCAGCTCGGAGAGTGAAGCTCACGATTGCTCGCTTCGTGTACCTCGCGCCTCGCCTCGGACGCCGACATCTCCATCATGTCGGTGGGATCGTTACTCGGCGGGGTAACCGGATCGGGGTGGAACTTCAGCAGCTCGACGATGCACTCGGCCTCCTGCCAGATGCTAGCGGCGCACCACGGCTTGCCGTCATGCGGCGGGACAGCCAGCTTCTCGACCAGATCCATGGCCTTCTCGTACGCTTCGGGGATGTTACTCGCCGGGGTAACTGGCGGCACGAGATACCCGGAGAAATCCGCGGGCTTCATCTTGGGCAGCTTCCAGTGGACCTTGTGCTTCTTCTTGCCCTGCTTGCGGTGCTCCTTCTTGGAGCGCTTCAGGGTCTTCTTGAGGGCCTTGGACTTGCCGATGCCCGGACCTTCGATCCATCCGCGCCAGTCGTCCTTGTTAAACTTGAGGTTCACGTTGGGCAGGCGGTTGACGACATGCTGCCACTCGTCGGGTGTTTTGGACTTCGTCATGCTACGTCCTCCTGAGAGTGATGATCCCGGTCTGGTGCAGGGCCTCGGCCTGCTGCGCCAGGGTCGTGCATCCGGCTGCTGCTTCGCCGTTCGCCACGGCATCGCAGTACCACTTGAAGATCGTGTTGGCGGGCACGAACCGCCTGTCTGGGTACACGATAAAGACGCCATCGTTGCGCTTGGTGGTGCCTCGTACGTTACTCATCAGGGTAACTCCTCCAGTTTCGGGTGAAGTAATTAAACACGACATGACGTAACTCAGCTGACATAACCAAAATCGCCCATACCGGCGGAATAGAATTAGCCACCTTGATGGCGCTCATCTTCCTGTCAGCCCGGTCGATAATCTGGTTCGCCAGCTCGAGCCGGGCTTTGATGATTTCCTGGGACTCGGGCACTTTACTTGATGCCTGAGTCCCGCAGGATCTCGTTGATAACGAAGTCCTGCGCGACGTTGTACATCTGGTGGATGTCGATGCCCTCCTCGTTGAGGGTTACCGGGGTGAGTAACCTCAACACGTGATCGCACTGATGCCGCAGTACCTTCATGAGATCGCGCTCGGTCACGCGCCTGCTGATTTGCAGGGTAACCTCGCGCCCCCTGACGGTCGAGACCGCAAGCTGCTCGCCTGAGAGTACGCAGTCGGTCTCGATCTTGATGGTGAGCTTCATGGGAGTTTGGTCCCCTTGCTGTTGCGCTGCCATGCCAAGACGTTGATGGCCGCTGGCACGCCGGGAGTGTTCATCCACGCTTCGGCACGCGGATCCTCGGAGTGCGCGATGCGATCGACACCATGCCCGCGAATGTTCCAGAACACATAGTCGGCTTGCTGGACGGGGGTTAGCCCGTCAAGCTGATCTAGCCAAGGGAACCTGTCGTTACTCATTGGAGTAACCCTCCTGTTGCACGTCATGCGCGGTAAGTAACTTACCACGCCACTTCTTCGGCAGCGTGAACGCCTTGGCGCCGAAGATCACGATGTCATGCCGGTCGATCTCGCCCAAGCATGACCAAGTTGCGCGGGGATGGATGTAGTCAGGCCGACCCCATACCCGCATCGCCGACCAGTACTGCGCTGGTTCGACGCCGATAAAATGCACGAGGGGGTTACTCATCGTAGTAACCAGCTTCCCAGTTCTTACAGCGGAGATACTCGTCTGCTGAGAGTTGGAACCTGTAGACCGTGTAGTTGGCGATAACCGTTATGTCATCCGGCCGAAGGGTCAGCCCGACCCCACGCATGAGCGCTTTCATCCGTTTGACGTAAGGCGCGTGACGCCAAGACGTCATGACGTCAACACAGAGGCAGTAGTCCCATGCAACATCATGGCCATCTTCCATGACATACGCGCACGTCAGGGCAGGATTGTTTGCTCCGGTCAGCATGACGATGCCCCTCACGAGCTTCTTGTAGGTCTCAAGCGTAGCTGGCTTACTCACCAGAGTAACTCCTTTTAGTTGGCTCCTGACGTCGCGACGGGTTGACCTTGATGTACTCGCGCCCCTCGAACGTACCGGAGCAGCACGCATCCACGAAGCGCGCTACGTTGAACTTGACGCTCTGGTAGCGTAGCTCGCGGGCGAAGTGATCCCTCACGCGCACCCGCTCGGCCTCGTCAGATATGGCCGATATGATGGTAGCGATGGTGAAGTAGTCGCTCTTGGTCATGACTTCAGCACCCGCACGGTGGCGACAGCGTGCAGTCTGAGCTTGAACGAGCCCATGCGCACGAGCACCTCGCCGGGGTGCAGATCGTTGTTGAGGCCCTGAGAGTAAGCCTCGAGGCCCGTCACGAGTCTGGCGGTTTCGAGATCATCCATCACCAGCCAGTCGCCGATCGCCAGCTCTTTTACCTGCATCTTACCCATCAGAGTAACTCCCACTTGATTAGGTTCTTGGCTATTGAGTGCGAATAACACACCGCTATACCATCGCGCGATTGTTGGGCTTTGCAAGGGCACCTATGGTCTTTCCGCGTCCATTCCCAATAGGTCTGGGAGCCAGTGCCACGGACTAGCGCCTCGCAGCGCAGCTCATCAGGGGATAACCCTTCAGGACCTTGATGGTTACTCATGAGGGTAACTCCTAGTGCTTGACCGCTTCAAACTTCAGCTCCTCGACGCGCATCATCTTGAGCACGTAGGCCAAGTCGGCAACACCGTCGGCGTCCAGCTCTGCCGACTCGTCGTGCCACTTGATGAGCTGCCAGTCCTCGGCCGCCCACGCCTCGTTGGGTTTGTCGCTACCCTCCGGGGTGAATTCATCCACGTAGTACTTGTGGTAGGCGTTGCACAGCGCCTCCTGGTGCGGCGGCGTCATGTCCTGCGCCCGGATACGCTTGCCGTGGAGCTTGGTGATCACGTTGCGGGTCATGCTACTTACCCCTGAGAGTAATAATCCTGAGCCACAACAGCACGGCGCCCACGTAGGCGGCGCCCAAGCCCATGGTAGTCACATGCAGGGGATAGCTCCCCGGCAGTAGTTCGGTGGCACCTCCGATGATGCCGATGCAGGCGACGGCAGCACCTGCCGTCATGATGTTGCAGCACGTTGTGATCATGATGATGAGTTACTCCTCAGGGTAACACGTTGGTAAGCCAAAACATGAAGCGAACGGAGTACATTCCGATCACCCAGAATATCGGCATCACCACGAACGCAAAGACGGGGATCAGGAACAACAGCTCCCATCCCGACGGTTGATCCTTCTTCATGGTTCAGCCCTGCGGCTTGGGTGCCGACGGCGCGGTAACAAACTCGAGCGCCTCGTCGATGAGCGGCTTGAGGTTCTTCTCGGTCCACATGGTGCTCGAGTTGATGGTGGGCCTGCTCGGCGTCACGTTCATGAGATCCACCAGCTTGATGAGGGGCGCATGCGCGTGGGTCCGCATGATGCCTGAGAGTGTCGCCACGGCAAGGGCATGACGCTCGGCGATGCGCACCCGTTGGGCCTCGATGACCTTGGCCTTGCCTTCGGGCGAGTAGACCCGCTTCTTGTAGGCTTGGCCGTTGGCCTTCACCGGGCCGTTGGGGTAGTTGAGGTGAGGCTGCCGCACATAGTCTGCCATGTTGCCCTTGGTCGGGAGGGGGGAGTTACCCAGGGGAGTAACCGAACCATCCTTCAGCTGGACGTGCTCGACATCGCCGAGCTGGGCGAGACCGTTGGCAAGCTCGCCGAACGCCAGCCCGGTAGTGATGCGCACGATGAACGTGCGCTTGGGTGTTGATTGTTTCATGACGGGTTACCCTCCTGAGTAACTGCGTAGCACCGTTAGGTGCGAAGCCAGGGAAGAGGTTACTTCCTCGGGTAATTGTTGATGGAATTCTCCACCTGCTGCAGCATCGTGGCGATCGGCGCGATCGTCATCAGCGGCGCGGGCGACCTGACGTTCTCGGCAGCGTACTGGGCGTAGGCCATAATGGCCTTGTAGGCGTCAGCGATGCGGTCATCCGCCTGCCTTTGGCGTTGTTCCAGCACAGCCTGAGCCTGTTTTAGTTGGTCGATGCTAGTCATGTTACCCTCCTGAGTAACCCTACGGGATGTAGGGGCTTGACAAAAAGCAATATAATTGGTACGCTCCCCCTGCTCGACAGAAGGAGCGTACCTGCAATGCCGTTTCCTGAGAGTTAGCCCTCCCCCCGGAGCTTAGCGGCCAGCGCCTCGCGTTTCTTCTTTTGCCGCCTAAGCCGTTGATATTTATTGAGTTTCCTAGTGTACTCAGCCAGATTGGCGAGATAGGCTTGCGGCGAGCGCGCCGTCTTTGGCGGCGGCTTCGGCGTCTTACGGGCGTGACGTGGCATAGGCTCGGTCCTTTTGTTGTAATTATCTGGCGCAATGCATCCAATGCAGTCAGGGCAAACTGTACAAACGACTAGACAGGAACCCCGGATATTATACATGCGCCTTCAATAGGTTAGCTACCCCGGCATGGAATGATAGTATCACAACCCGCAAACTAGCCCCGTGTGTAAATAGCGACCGGCTGACCGCCGACACCCTATCGACCGCCCGGAGGGTCGCCTCGTAAGAAGGGTGTTGATTTACGTACTTTAATACTATCATTCTATGACATAGACTATAAGTTATTGATAATATTGACCAATGACGGCCTTTTTGTCCAACCATCTGTCCAGTTCAATACAGACAGCCCGGATGCATTGCTTTTAAAGGCCGTTAACAGCAACATTATTACAGGCTTCCGCCCGACTGACGGTTACCGCGCTGCTTCGGCGGCAGGCTGACCATTTTCACCAGCCGGTCCACTGGCACGGGCGCGTGGTAGGCGCTCGGCACCCATTTCTGAGAGTGCCTGTCCCAGGTGATGGCCGAATTACCCGACAGAGTAAGTCGGCTGTGGTCCCAGCCCACGTCGTTGGTGCGGGCGTCGTAGACCCGATTGACCGGGATGTTCACGTTGGAGCGATCATGCTCGCGCCGCTTGTCCGCGGCCGCTAGCTTGCGCGCCCGGATGTCATCAGGATGCTGGAACTTGCGCGGCATGGGGCCAGCGCTCGAGCTGGCAGGCATGGTGCGCTTGCCCACTATCGCGGGCAGGGTGCCGTCGTTGGCGTTGACAGGCTGTTGCTTCTTGGCGGGGTTAGCCGCGTTGGCGTAGATCTTGGCGTAGATACCGTATGCCATGGGTGTTACTCCGTCGGGTAACTAACGAGGGTCACGGTCCAGCCTTGCGCCTCGTAGAGCTTGGCGCAGCTTTCTTGCTCCTCGATGGTGTCCCATCCGAGCGTCATTCTGCGGCCGAAGTCCCCGAAGGAACGATCTTCGCAGCGCACCACATACCGCATACGCAGGCGCCGCACGATTGGTTGGTTCATTTGATAGGTTACTCCGCTGAGTAAGTCGCGCCGCTTATGGCGAGGGATGCGCGCGAGGGGTTCTGAGAGTGGACACCAAAAATCACCCCCCGCCTTTCGGCGGGGGGTGTCGCGTGTCGGGCCATGCTAGGCGGTGAGCGCCGGCGGGGTCTCGCGTGCTTTTTCCAGCGCCTCGAAGATGAAGGCGACGCGGGCGAGGCTCTCGCCGATACGCTTGGCGAGGTCCACGTTTTCCGAGGCGAGAAGCGCGGCAAACTCCGAGGGGAACGGGGCCGGGGTTTTCTCGTTCCCGTAGGCCAGCGCCTCCCACTGGTCGGCGAGCTTGCGAACCACCTCGCTCGCCGTGTCGGGCGCCTTGTCCAGCGCGGAGGCGACGATTGCGCGCATGGTCGCCGCGTCCAGCGTCGGGTTCTTGGCCAGCGCCTTGACCAGCGCCGTGGCGCATTTCGTCACCTTCGTGTAGCCGCCCGTGGCGAGCTTGCGCGCTTCCACGTAGACCGGCTCAACGTCGCCGTTGTCGCGAGCGTAACACGCGAGCTTGACGTGCGCCGCGAGCTTCGAAATCTGGGACGCGAGGCTATCGCCTTCGATCACCTTGATCGGAGCTTTGTGCGCCGTGTCGGCGATGACGCTCGCCCGTTCCCGCGTGGATTTGTAGAACGGTCCCGCGTCGTCAGGCGTCACGCTCTCGTCTGCGACGGCGGCGCGGAACAGGCGCAACGCAGCGTCGGACATGCTGTCTTTGCCCATCGCCCATGCGTAGGCGATTTGTTCCTGCGCCGCGTAGAGACCGGCCAGCGCCGGGTTCATGTTGCTTGTCTTACCCATCTGAGTAAACCTCCAAAAGAGGGCGATAGTGCCCGTCCTACGCTATTTCCGGGTACCTTACTCCGAGGGTAAGACCGACCCACCTAGGGGCCACCCCCCCACCCCTACCTTGGACAGGGGGCGCCGGGGGGGCGGGGGATATTTAGGTAGGTCGAAAATACCAAAGGTAAAAAACCAAGTAACCCTATTCAAAATGTGGGTTGATAACCGGCCAACAAAAGCTTAAGTTACTCGCATGAGTAACTCAAAATTCATCCCCGCGATCCTCTCGCCCGGAACAGCGTGCTTCGCTGAAGATATAACCCCGACGAAGGTCGCCGAATTCCTCGATAAACAGGAACACATTCGCTCGCAGATCACGTTCGGGATAAAAAACGTGGACAACCGACAGGTGTGGGGCGTAACTCACGCTCGCACACCGAGCGAGCAGGCGAATTTCATCCGCCTGATGAACGCCTTGGCCCAACAGCTACCTCACGACGCGTTCATGCAGATATTCAACGCCGAGGCGATGCCGTCCTACGAGCGCTTTGAGATGATGATCAGCGTGCAGCGCAAGTCGGACCACGGGCGAGTAACTATCTACGTGAAAGACGCTCTCACAGCGCCTGCGTCTTGGGATACGCTCATGCTTGACGATGTTGCTAAAGCCACTCTGATTTTGTTCCTCCAACCGTAGCGGCGCGACGCCGAAGGCGTCAGAGCGACGCGAAGGAAACAAATATGCCTACGCCCCAGGATAAGTGGCCTAAGTATTGGGCGCCCGACCGGGCGTTCTACCTGGATCAGCGTGCCGCCGCGCTTTGCAAGCTCGACCAGAAGCCGTTCGGGCACTGGACCGCTGACGAGCGCTTGCGCGTTGCACTGGTGTCGCTGAAGTGGGAAAACATCCCGCGTACGCTTGCCGACAGGACCCGTGAGCTGAAGGCACGTGCGGCCGCTGCCGAACCACCCCGTGTTTATGTAACAGGAACACAGGACCCCTGATGACCGACCTGAAGAACGGAACGATCCTCAACGGGGGGAACCCGCTTTTAAAGCGCCAGTTTACCCCAAGGGATATTGACGATCTTCAGCTCGCCCGGCTGAACCACGCCGAGTGGCTGGAAGAATTCTCCCAGATCCTGGGCCTGACGACGGGCGTAAAAATGACGCCCAAACGTGAAGGCACGATCACCCGGCTGCACTGGGCCTCGAAATACGTTAAGCTGCTCGAGAAGACGGTAAAACGGCTCGAAGAAGAGCGCCGGGCTGCCGTCAAGGACGAGGTCGTCAACCCGTAGCCGCGCCGCCGAAGGCGGGGAAAGCGGCGGAGGAAAGTAACATGCCCTTTGATGGTCCCGCCTACGAGCAGGCTTATGTGCAGGAACTGTTCAACCGGCTGCTGCCGGGAGCGTACCTCGAGTACCGCAACTTCTTCTACGATCGCACGCGGGCGCCGTGGCAACTCCAGATGGATGGCTACGTGACGGCCAGCGAGGTCGCCGACCCGTCGCTCCCCGTCTACGAGCGGGCGTACGTCCGCGAGCTGTACAATCGGCTGGTGCCGGGGGCCAACGAGGCGTTTGCCCAGTACATCATGTCGCGCACGCCGGGATACTGGCAGACCGAGATGACGGTCCTCATCACCGCGTACAACACCCTCGACGTCGATGTGCAGGCCTGGGTCGACAGCGTGGTCGCGGGCGGCAGTCTGGTCAGCAAGCTGATGGCCTCGTCGGTGTCGATCTACACCGCCGCCCAGAAGGCTTCGGGGGTGTGGCCCAAGATGGACGATGCGTGGGTACTCTGGGGGGACAACCCCCGGCAGCAGCTGACGTCGCTCAAGCAGAGGCGTCTGGGTACCGCGGTCGCCAGCCCTACGTTCACCACCCGCCGCCATGTCGCGTTCAACGGGACCACCCAGTACATCGACACGGGATTTATTCCGGGCACGCACGCCACTGTCATGACGCCGACCAACGCGCGGATGGCGATTTACGCGGCGTCGAACGAAACGGGCAACACGTTCAACGCGGGAGCCAACAGCGGAACCAACAGGCTGCTGCGCATCCGCTCGCGCACCGCCACCGCCTCGTGTGCCGGTGATCCGATGTGCGGGTCGCCGTCGTTCACCCTGCCCGCAGCGTCGTCGTTGCGCTACCTTGCGGTGTCGCAGGCCGGGGGCGTCATCGCCGGGGCCAAGGCCTACAAGAACGGCGTGCCGCTGGTGCGCGCCGTCGATCCGACCGGGTTCGGCGCTACGTTGCCCGCTGTCAGCATCTTCATCGGTGGGTACAACAGCACAGGGACGCTGACTTCGCCGCGCGTTTGCAGCGTCGGGTTTCTTTCGGTCGGGGGAGTGCTGAGCGACGCCGAGGAGCTTGCGGCCTACAACGCCACGCAGGCGTTCGCTGTCGCCATCGGGGCCAACGTTTGATCAGGTTCTGCAGGTTCATGGCGTGGCAGGCGGCTCAGGGAGCGAGATTTTGGCGCTTCCTGAGTAACTGTGCTCAGGAAGCTTCGAACGGTTGGCTGCTGCGCGCCAACCGCCTGACCGCGACGTCAGGAGCCAAAATTACGTCCATCCACTCGACGACATCGGAACCCGAGACGTTGGTCTACGGTAAAGTTTCCGAGCGATTGAAGCGTAGGTCGCGCCGCCCGTAGCGAGGACACCATATTGAAGCGCGTCACTCACGTGGCTCCATTCGTTCTTGTCAGGCTTGGGTTTCGAGACGTCCAGGGACGTCTTCGAGTACCGATACATCCCGTTCATGGCCTGGACGAGTTTTGGGCAACGCATCCGGTCAAAGAGGATAGCCGCGGCGCCGTCGCGCTGCTGGAGGAGATACCCCTCTACGGCGCGGAGCCGCGTTTCAATGTCGTTTGTAAGGGCCGGGACGGCAGTGAACCCCTCGCGTTTCAGGATGTCGAACGCGGTCTGTTCATCGTACTGGGACCTGATGTTGCCTGCGGGGTCGCCGACGATGACGATGCTCAGACCCTGATATCGCGGGTGCAGGAGGCGTGGGCGGAGGGTCGTCCGACAATGGTTAATAAGCCCGGTATCCTGTGCCGGGATCTCTTCGAGGACGAGTACGCGGCCGCGGTGGTCCATCTGGAGAATAACTCCCCAAGGATCGCGGCCAAAGTCCTGGCCTACAAAGAGCGGCTGGCCGCGAAGCGGCTCGAGGCTCTCGACGCAATGAAAAGAAGGCCGAAAGGCACCAGCAAAAACCGCAGCACCCGACGGATCCGGGCCGTACTCAGCCCGGACATAACGTTGGACCCAGGCGTCGTTCTGGTTACGGGAAAGCCGCTCATAATAAACACGACCTACAGCTATCCGCCGGGGGTCTTCAGGACTGAGTTTGAGCGTCTCGGGGGTCTGCAGAAGGTAAGGGAGGTTCTCGGCATCGGGGCTCAGCCCTGACGGCTGGAGGAACACCTGCATGTCGGGCGGTGGGTCACTCATCGCCATCTGCCACGGTGTGCCCTCTGAAGGCATGTTGGTGTCGATCACGATGCCGAACCACGTAGCGCCGCCGTCCTGCGGTGAAGGGTAACGGCCGCAGCGGGCGCTGATGGGACCGATCAGGTCATAGTCGATCTCGATGCCTTCCGAGACCCAGATGCCCGTCAAGTTCATCGACAGGAGACGCCGTTGATCTTCAGGCGTCTCGAGCGGAAGTAACAACCACTCGGTCTTCACGTCGGCGAACTCAAAGTAGATCGTGCTGTCGGAAACTTTCCAGCGGGCGATCCCCGAAAACCACCTCGCGATGTCTTTCAGGACGGTGTTTTTGAGCTGACTCAGGGTTTGGCGGCAGATCGCCCAGCGCGTGTACCTGATGCCGTCGGGGGCGGGCCACTGCTCGCACGAGCGCCGAAGTAACTCGAAAATCACGCCTGTGGTCTTGCCTGAGCCGACGGGGCCCGCGATCAGCCGGATGAACGCGTCCGACTGCATAAAAGCAGCGACCGTCGGGGGAGCGGTGTAGGTGATGTCAGTCATACGTCCTCTTGATCGCGGCCTTGATCAGGCGGAGCTTTTTGGCGTTACGGATCCCCGCCGAAGCGCGCTCGTTGCGCGTTGCCTTGAACTGGATTGCCAGTTTGTTGTAGCGCTTGCCGTTCAGGCGTTCGACCTTGACGATGCGGAAGGTCATGTTGTGAACGAGGCCGCAGTCGCAGCAGGCCTGCTTGTGTTTGCGCTGGGGGGTGATCCACTCGTTCGGTTGGACTTTGTAGTACTTCATGCACGCTCCGGCGTGAGGTCAACCACGTCAGTTACTCGCTGGGGTAACGCCCGCTCCTTGTCGAACTCGAGCGCCTTGCCGCCAACGTTGATGGTGATCTTGACGCCGCCAGCTTCGCCGGTCTTCTGGGCGTTCTCGCCGAGCCCTGCCATGCGCGCGGCCCACTTCAGGCCTTCGATCTTGGCGTTCATCGGCTGCTCGGGATCGTGGATCAGGCGGTACACCTCGACGAGGCAGTCCTCGATCATGGTGGCCGCCTTGGCCTCGATGCGCTTGGCGATCGAAACCGGGTCGCTGGCGCTCCACAAAGCGGTTTCTTCGTTGAGCCGCTGCTGGAAGTACGGCATCTCGGCGATCTGGTCGAAGTCGCCCGTGCTGAGCTTGTAGGTCTTCAGGATTTCGTCGAGAGGGAGGATGTCTCGGGCGATTTCGCGGGCCAGCCGGGAGATCATCACGTCGTTCAGCTTGGCCTCGGGCATGAGGGTAGCCGGGGTACTAACCATTGATGTCCCTTTTGGAAAAGTTCATGGTATGGTAGCTCTCTACCATACCGACACACCTCGGGGCGAGCCATTGGTCGACACAGTAGTCCCGTTCCCTCGGCAGGATCCTAACCCCAACGTCAATCCGCTCGTTCGCACGATGTCGAACGCGCAGATGGACGCCGCCGAGTTACGGGCCAGGGAAGCGTCCCAAGGTACTCAGCCCGACACCCAGCAGTACACCGGGCTGGCCGGTTACATACGCACCCAGTTTGACATGATGCAGCGACACCGCAACACGGTGGGCGGCTGGTCAGATCGTCTTCTTGCAGCGTTGCGCGCGTTCAACGGTCAGTACGACGCCACCAAGCTGGCCGAGATCAAGAAGTTTGGTGGCTCCGAGGTGTACGCACGGCTGACGGCAGCAAAGTGCCGCGGAGCTTCTTCACTCCTGCGGGACGTATACCTCGGAGCCGAGCGCCCATGGGGACTTACCCCGCCGAGTGACCCCGCCATACCGGACCATATCCTCAACTCGATCGAGCAGCTGGTTCAGACCGAGGTCCAGTCAGCCATGGCCGGGGCGCCGCCAGTGGTTGACCCCATGACGGGTGGAGAAGCAGCCCCGGCCATGCCTGGGAAAATGCCAGATCCGACGATGATCGAGGATCGCATTTTTCAGTTGATGGAGTCGGCGCGCGACGCCGCCAAGGTCCACGCAAAAGAGCAAACCACGATCAGCGAAGAGAAGATCGACGAGATCTTGACGCTGGGGAACTTTTATACGGCGTTTGCCGAGTTCCTCACCGACGTGCCGCTGTTTCCCTTCGGCGTCATCAAGGGGCCGACGGTCCGCATGGTGATGGACGTTAAGTGGCAGGGGCGCCAGCCGATCCAGAGCCGCAGTCCTAGGCTCTGGTGGGAGCATGTTTCTCCCTTCGATATCTGGTGGACGCCGGGTGTCAGCAACATCGAAGACGCTCAGGTCATCCACCGCATACGGGTTACTCGCACCGATCTCAACGACCTGATCGGGATGCCGGGCTACAACACGACAAACATCCGGGCGGTGCTCGAGCACTACGGCCGGGCGGGCTTCACCGAGAACTGGGACTCGACCGATGCGACGCGGGCGGTGCTCGAGAGCAAGGAGAACCCCACCCAGAACATGTCGAACCTGATCACGACGCTGGAGTTCCACGGCAACGTGCAGGGACGCATGCTTCTCGAGTATGGCTTCACCGAGCGCGAGATCCCCGACGACTTGAAAGACTACGCGATCCAGGCGTGGCTGATCGGGCAGTATCTGATCAAGGTGCAGCTGAGCCCCTCGCCCCGACGTCGCCATCCGTTCTTTTTGACGTCGTTCGAGAAGGTGCCTTCGACGCCCGTGGGCAACGGCATCCCCGACATCATCTCGGACCTTCAGGAGGTCGCCAACGCGTCGCTGCGGTCGCTGGTCAACAACATGAGCATCAGCTCCGGGCCGCAGGTGATCATCAACGAGGAGCGCCTCGCCGGGGATCAGAATTCCGACATCCTGTACCCGTGGAAGCGGTGGCGGACGACCAACCCGATGGTGTCTGGCTCCACCGAAAAGGCGATCGACTTCTACCAGCCGGTGTCCAACGCGCAGGAACATCTGGGCGTGTTCAACGCCTTCTACGCCCTCGCCGACGACATGTCGGCTATCCCCAAGTACCTCAGCGGAAATTCCCCCGGTGGCGGCGCGGGCCGTACCGCGTCTGGTCTGGCGATGCTCATGGGCAACGCTTCCAAGATCCTCCAGACCGTCTGCGCCAACATCGACCGCGATGTTATGTCCCCGCTGCTTAGAAATCTTCTCGATCTGGTGTTGATGAGCGACAGCTCGGGGCTGCTGACCGGCGAAGAGGAAGTCATGCCGAAGGGCGTGGTCGTGGCGGTCCAGCGCGAGACGATCCGTCAGCGCCAGCTCGAGTTCCTGCAGCTGACCAACAACCCGACGGATCTCCAGATCATGGGACCGAAGCGCCGCGCCAACGTGCTGCGCGCCGTGTCCACCGGCATCGGCCTCGACGGCGAGGAGGTCGTGCCGAGCAAGGAAGAGCTGGACGTGCAGGAGGAGCAGTCCAAGCAGCTGGCGATGATGCAGGGCATGCCCGGCAGCGCCATGCAGCCGCCGCCCCCTGTTGCTCCCGGTGCCGGTGCCAAGCCGCCGGGTGGGCCGGGGTCCAGCGCACCCAAACCGACCAAGGCTCAAGGGCCACAAACCAACACCGTTGGACCTCGGGTTACTGGTGGCGTAGGTTGATTTAAATCAAGGAGGTTTCTATGGCTAAAAACAAGTCGAGCGTTTCGAAGAGCCCGAACTGGGGCAAGCTGGGCGGCCCGTCGGGCAAGATGGCTGGCTTCCGCGGCGTCGGCACCCAAGTGCCGGGTCAGACGGCCCAGGCGGGCTCTGGCGGTCGACGGGACATGAAGCCCCAGGCCGGTGGCTCGGGCAAAATGGCTGGCAACACGGGCGCGCAGCGCATCGTACCGGGCAAGACTGCTAGGTAGTTACCCGGCGGAGTAACTATGGGAACGAGGTTCACTAAAGCGGCGGCCCCGCGCGCAGGGGGGACGCTCAACACGTCCAACCGCGTGCTGGGGTCGAACCCCCGCAAGCAGAAACTCACGGAGGCTGCGGGTACCAATCCCAGCAAGATGGGGGCTGGTAAGGCCTTGACACCCGTGAGGCCCACCTCGTACGCACAGGACACTGCGCCCTACAAACTCATCGAAACTGACTTTCCTATCGCAGTGGGCGGCCCCGGTTTTCCTGGGCCGATCAAAAAGTGAAGGCTCCGAAGTACGGTATTTTCTCCTCCAAGGTACCGCTGCCCAACGGCAAGGGCGGCCGACAGGAGATGTTGCCTTCACGCCACGCGCTGGCCGAGCTGACGCACGGTAACCCGATGCAGCGGTCGATGGGCAATTACGCCAAACTCACGCCGTCGGGTGCTGGGGCGATCAGCACCTACGACGGGATCATGGCCATGGCCAACAGGGGAGCATCCGCCAAACCTAAATGAGAGATCCGTTTTATGACGTCGTGCTGGCTGCAGCCGAGCTTAAGCTCGCCGCGCCGAGGGAATACGAGAAGTTACTCGTGGCGGTAAGGCTCGTTGAAGAGCGCTGCAGGAACGATCTTCTCTCCGCTGAAGCCAACGTTATTTTTCCAGTCCAAGGCAAAGCTCAGCTGGTTACCCACCTTCGACAGAAGTTGGAGAACTGCCTGCAGATTAAAGCCGAAACCGAAGCGAGGAAGTGATGGCCCAACCCGTTAACGCCGCTGAGATGCGCAACAAGCAGCTTCCGCCGGGGCGCGTCGACCCCGACGTGAAGATCCCGAAGCAGATCCTCGAGGCAGGCAAGCGTTCCGAGGAAATCCAGCAGGCGATCGCTGGCGCCGCGGAGCCGTCCGTCGCCACACAGGTCGAACAGCAGGCCAACCCGCCCGCACAGGGCGAACAGCCGCCCGTGCAGCCCCAGCAGGCCCCGCCGCAGCAGCCGGAACAGCCGCAGCAGCCCGAGAGCGAGGAAACCTGGGAGCGGCGTTTCAAGAGCCTCAACGGCCGGATCGAGGCTGAAAACAAGCGGATGCGGGACAGCATCGCCCAGCTGAGTGACCGGGCGCAGGAACTCGAGCGCGAGAACCGGCTGCTTCGGTCGGCTCCGGCGCCGCAGGCCAACGGTCATGCGCAGGAGCAGCGCCCCCTGCTGTCGGACGCCGAGATCGAGGAGTACGGCCCTGACTTCGTCGACGTCATGCGCCGTGTGGCCGCCGAGACGGTGGAACGCACCGCGCAGCCGTTGAACGAAGAGATCAACACGTTGCGGGCGCAGATGGGCCACGTGCAGCAGGAAACCGGCAACGCGTTTCTCAATCGGATGAACCAGACCATCGAGGCGCGCGTGCCCAACTGGGCGGCCCTCAACAAGCATCCGAAGTTCATCGAGTGGTCCCAGTTGCCGGATGTATTTTCTGGTGCTATTCGTAAGGGGCTAATGCAGGAGGCGTGGAACTCCGGTCAGCCCGAACGGGTTGCCGCATTTTTCCAGGCCTTCCTCGCAGAGGAGGCTGCTACGAACCCGCAGGGGCAGCCGGTACAGCAGAGGCCACCTTCGTCTGGCTTGATCGTGTCGGATACCCCGATGGATCCCCGGACCGTAGGAGCCTCGCTCGATCTGGCCACCCTTGCCGCTCCGGGCAGAGCCCACTCGGCCGGAGGTACTCCCGTCGAGAAGCCGGTCTACACCGCCGCTGAGATCACTCGGTTTTACACCGACGTGGCAGCCGGTCGGTGGCGCGGTCGGGATCAGCAGCGTCTGGCAATCGACCACGACATCAGCCTGGCACAGCGTGAAGGTCGCATCATTCTCGATCAACGCACCGTCGCGCCCAGAGACCCATACATGAGGTAGCTGGGCCGCCACCCAGGAGTAACTCATGAAGGACTTCATCAACACCAGTCTGGCGGCCTCGTCCGTCCTGACTGGTATGGTCGATCCGGGCCTAGTGCCGCAGCACTCGGTCGAGATCTCGAAGAATACCGCGTTCGCGTTCCCGCTGGCTGGTGCCGGTACCGTCCCGCCGATCTTCCCGACGGGCTCCGCCCAGCCGTCCCCGGCCTACTCGGGCACGTTCATCCCCGAGATCTGGTCCGGCAAGCTGATCGAGAAGTTCTACGCCTCGACGGTGTTGGCCGCGATCAGCAACACCGACTACGAAGGCGAGATCAAGAACCAGGGCGACAAGGTCCACATCAGGACCAAGCCGACCATCACCATCCGTGACTACCTCGTCGGCGGCAACCTCGCCGTCGATCGCCCGGCGTCCAACATCGTTGATTTGAACATCGACAAGGGCAAGTACTTCAACGAGATCCTCGACGACGTGATGGAGGTTCAGTCCGACATCAACCTCATGGGGATCTGGTCGGACGACGCCGCCCAGCAGATGAAGATCGTGATCGACACGGACGTGCTGCTCGGCCTCATGGGTCAGGCGTCGCCGTTCAACCGCGGCCTCACCGCGGGCAAGATCTCGGGCAACATCAATCTCGGCGTCACGGGCACCCCGGTGCCGGTCGTCGCCAACCACGCTGTCCCGCCGGTCGCCGGTCAGGCCACGATCCTGCAGGTGATCCTGCGACTCGGGCAGGCGCTCGACGAGCAGAACATCCCCGAGCAGGGTCGCTGGATCGTCCTCCCGACCTGGGCCGCGACCCTCATCAAGGCGTCGGAACTCCGTCAGGCCTACCTGTCGGGCGACGACACCTCGATCCTGCGCAACGGGCGCCTCGGCATGATCGACCGCTTCACGATCTACGTGTCGAACCTCCTGCCCAAGGGCGTCATCGTCGGACCCCCGGCGCTGGCCGCTGGCGAAAGCATCATCTACGCCGGTACCTCGCACGGCCTGACGTTCGCCTCGCAGGTGTCCAAGGTCGAGACGCTGCGTTCCGAGTTCACGTTCGGCACGCTGCTTCGCGGTCTCCAGGTGTACGGCTACAAGGTCGTCGACAACGTGGCGCTTGCCGAAGCGGTCGTCTCGCAGCCGGTGCCGGTCTAACAGGCCTCTTACAATCGACGGACGGTTACTCACCCGAGTAACCGTCCGCTGCATGGAGAGGACTGATGGTTGACGTAACGCGCGTTCCTACGATCACTATTGCGCCAGCTCCGCCCGCAGCGCCGGAGCTGGGCGATCTGTGGTGGTCGACGATCAGCGGACAGCAGTACATCCGCTACGACGATGGCTCGACCGTCCAGTGGGTCATTTGCAACTGGGGGACGGGACACGAGGGTCCTCCGGGTCCTCCAGGCCAAGTTCTAGTGTACGTCGGCGACGTGCCGCCGGTCGTGCCCGAGACCAACCAGCTTTGGTGGAACAGCGCCCTCGGGCAGCTGTTCATCTGGTACTACGACGGCACCTCGTCCCAGTGGGTCGTCACCAACTCGCTTCCGAGCTTCAACACCGTGTCGGGGCCGTTCCTCGCCGACGCGTTCC